GAAACAGAAGAACTATTCTATAACCCAAAAACAAAACTGACTCCTAAAATAGAAGCAGTTAGTTGTTGGGATTTTTACCAAGACCCTAACGCTACATCTATTGAAGATTGTAATTATGTTATTCAACGACATAAACTTACAGCTTCGGATATGCGTGATTTATTAAATAGACCTTTCTTTAGAGAGAGTGCTATTAGAAATTGTATTCAAGGTGGTCCAAACTATCAGCAACGTAGTTATGAAACAGCTTTATTTGATAGAGAGAATGAAGCAGATTATGAACAAGATAGATATGAAGTATTTGAATATTGGGGTAAAATGGATGCTGAACTTGCAAAAGAAGCAGGTTTAGAAGTTAATCCTGATGAAGTAGATGTTTTAAATGAAGTGGATATTAATGCATGGGTATGTAATGGTCATATTTTAAGATTAGTATTAAATCCCTTTACACCATCAAGATTACCTTACATGGTATGTCCTTATGAAATTAATCCGTATCAATTCTTCGGTGTGGGCATACCTGAAAATATGGATGACTCTCAACAGATTATGAATGGTCATGCAAGAATGGCTATAGATAACTTAGCACTAGCAGGTAATTTAATATTTGATGTTGATGAAACAATGTTAGTACCCGGACAAGATATGTCTGTGTATCCCGGAAAAATATTTAGAAGACAAAGCGGACAAACAGGTCAAGCAATACATGGTTTAAAATTCCCTAATACTGCAAATGAAAATCTAATGATGTTTGATAAGTTTAGACAACTAGCTGATGAATCAACAGGTATTCCTTCGTACTCTCACGGTCAAACAGGAATACAATCAACAACTAGAACTGCAGCAGGTATGTCAATGTTATTAGGGGCTGCAGCTTTGAATATTAAAACAGTTATAAAAAATATAGATGATTATTTATTAAGACCTTTAGGAGAATCTTTATTTTCTTGGAATATGCAATTCAATAAAGACTCTAAAAAAATTAGAGGTGATTTAGTTATTAAAGCAAGAGGAACATCATCCTTAATGCAAAAAGAAGTAAGGTCACAAAGATTAATGACATTTATGCAAGTCGCATCAAATCCTGCACTAGCACCTTTTGTTAAGTTTCATACGATTCTTAAAGAGGTTGCTAAGTCAATGGATATTGACCCAGACCAAGTTATTAATGACCCAGAGAAAGCTGCATTGTATATGAAAATGATGGGAGGACAAAATGAAAATCAACCGACTGGGAGTGCTGGTGGAATCCCCGGCATGGGAAGTGCTGGAGGAGTACCTACAGGAGCAAATCCGCTTGACCCAACGGGCGTTGGAGGTGGCAACATTGGAGTTGGAAGTGTTCCGACTACAGGGGAAGCTGAATTCTCTTCGCCAAATCCTAGCCCTCAAGGAACAAGTGAGCAATAGATAAAATGGCAGACACAAAGACATCAGAAGTATTAACACAAGAAGTAAAAAAACAAGATTATGGTATTTATAATCAAGGTAGAATAAAACTTAATTATAATGAAGAAACTCAGGAATACTCTGAACAGTATGAACCAGTTAAAGGTTATAAAATGTTTATACCTCCAGTTCCTAAAGAAGTTAAATTACCTACTGATGTATCAGTGCCTACACCTACATTACCTTTTGAGCCGTCTTTACCTGCTCAACCTGCTGAACCTATTGTTCAACCTAGGGAAAAAGGTGAAAGTCTTATTGAAAAACGTAGAAGAGAAGATGAAGAAAGGTTTGGTCCGGGTCAAGACCCTATGACATTTTCTAAAACAATGTCTAATATATTTACTCCGGGTACAGAACAAAATCTTTATTACTCTACTAGAAATATATTAAAACAAGAAGGAAATCAATTAACAGTAAATTTTGACCAGATAGATGAATCAGGAGGTTTTGGAATACCTTCTATTGTAGGTGGTTTATTTAAAGCAGGAGAAAAAGATATTATAGAGGGTACAATCAGTAACTTAAGAAATGCAGGAATACTAGAAGGTACAGAAATTGACAAAGCAGAAGGAATGTACACCTTTACTGTTAATCAAGATAAAATGAATAAGTATACACAAAATGCTTCTGCTTTAGCTAATAAATTAACTGGTGGATACAGAGATGATTCAGGTACTTATAGACAACGTAATGATTATTTAATAAATGAATTAGGTAAACTAGGTAAAGAAGAAGCTACTAAGTTTATATCAGATATGGCTATAGCTTCAGATAATGACAAATTAAAATCTGTTATTGATAGGGCTATTGATTTTGGAACTAAAGGTGCAGCAGCAGCTTTAATAACTTTTCAACAAGGTGGTGAAGAATTAGATTTAGATGCTAAAGGATTTTTAGGATTTGCTAAATACAATGATGCTTTTAAAGAGGCATACACTAATACTTTAAATCAATTAAAAGAAGCAGAAGGTGAAGCACCATCTACAAGTCAATCAGAAGGTAGACCTACTCTTGAAGAACGTAGGGCAGAAACTAAAAGAGTAGATAATTTAAATAGAGAAGAAAAAGATAAACTATTAGATGAATTAGATACTTTATTAAAACAAAAAGAAGATGAAAGAAGTAAGTCTTCTCAAGGTTTAACCTCTGCTCAAAAAGAAGCTTTAGCAGGAAGTACATCTAAATCATCTGGTGGAGGAACATTAGGAACTCCTCCTTCAGGGGGTACACCTAAATCAGGAGGTACACCTAAAAAAGGTACTGGAGCATCAGGACCACCCGGATTTACCCCTAAAAAATCAAAGACACCGACTGGTGTTAGAAGACCGGGAAGATAACAAGTTTCTACAAACGTAGAAAAGCACTAGAATTTCTCTAGTGTTAAAAGGGCTACCTAGGATAACCTAGCCCCCTTATTTTTTACACAACAAAATAAGAGCTACCTGTTACCATTCGCAGCCCTCGTAACTTAAAAGGAGTTATTCATGAATGAAGAAGAAAAGCAAACTGAAGTTATTGAGGAAGGCAAAGAATCAACACCCGTTGAGACTAAGTCTGAATCATTAGCAAGTCCAAAACCTTACAAGAACAAAGACCGTGAGGATGTTTGGAAAGAAGATGAACCCAATAACGAACAGAGTGCAGCTAACGTTGACAAGGACACCGAAGAAGATTCTAAGGCTACTCCAGATGAACAACGCCCTGCAAATGCTGAAGAAAAAGTGTTTAAGAAACGTTATGACGACCTTAAACGCCATCACGATTCAACTATCGGGAAGCATAAAGATGAACTTTTAAAACTTAAAAAGCAAGTCGAACAAGCCGCTAAAAAAGCTTATCTACCTCAAATGTCTAAAGATGAATTAGATGATTGGAGAAAAGATAATCCTGAAATGTATGATGTTATGAAAACATTAGCATATGAGGAAGCTGATGAAAAAACAAAAGCTGTTGAAGTTAAACTAGAAGAGATTAAAAATGCTCAACTAAATTTAGCTAGAGAAAAAGCAGAAGTGGAATTACTTAAATTACACCCTGACTTTTATGATATTAAAGGCAGTGATGAATTTCATGAGTGGGCTGATAAGCAAGACGACATGATTAAAGGTTGGTTATACAATAACTTTGATAATGCAAAACTTGCTGCTAGAGCGATTGATTTATATAAGATGGACTCAGGTTTATCTAAAAAAGCAAAAGTATCTAGTGCAGAAGCTAAAGCGGAAGCAGCAAAAGCTGTTACTAAAACTCGTACTGGCGATGAGAACAAAATGAAGGAAAAGAAAGTTTGGAGTTTAAAAGAAATATCTAAACTTAAACCTTATGAGTTTGATAAGTTAGAAAAAGAAATCGATGCAGCTAAACGAGAAGGCAGAATCACAACTTAACTTAACAACTAAATAATTACCATTAGGAGGTATTTAAAATGGCAGTATCAAGAAGTTCCGGTTACGGAAACTTGCCTAACGATAATTTTATCCCTCAGATATTTAGTCAAAAAGTTCAAAAGTTCTTCAGAAGAGCATCTGTTGTTGAGGATATCACAAATACAGATTATGCTGGAGAAATTGAAAATTTTGGCGATACTGTGAAAATTATCAAAGAACCTGTAGTAAGCGTACAAGCTTACACAAGAGGTTCAGTAGTAAACCCACAAGACTTAGCAGATGACCAGATTACTATGGTTGTTGACCAAGCTAATGCTTTTGCATTTAAAGTAGACGATATTGAAGAAAGACATTCTCACATTAACTTTGAAAGTGTGTCAACTTCTTCAGGTGCGTATGCTCTTAAGAACAGTTATGACCAAAACATATTATCCGATATGTTCTCAAACGCAGGAACAACTATTGGTTCAGATGGTTCAGGACAAGACGTAGGTTTTGCTTCTGGTGAAATTGACCCATTAAATGTAATGGCAAATCACTCTAAGAGACTAAACGCAGTAGACATC